CTGTCCTTTTTTTTCGCGCCTCAACCTACACCGAAACGCTGTGACCAGGGAGAACACCCGTGAAACGGACCATCTGCGAGTGGTGTAAACAACCCTTCGACGCGCACCGATCTGACGCCCGATACTGCGGCTCGGCACACCGCGCGGCCGCGGCCAAAGCACGCCGCCAGAACCGCAGCAAGGCGCAACCAGCCCCGCCCCAGCGCCCATCCACCGCCCTGACCAGCGCCCTGACCAGGGCCATCCGCCGGCTACCCCGAACACCCCACGACCCCGGCCTGGTCGCACTCGCCCGCTCCTACGCCCGCACCCTCGACCGCGACCCCGACCTACTGGCCAAGCTCGGCCCGCAATACCTCGCGGTCCTGATCGAGCTGGGCATGACCCGCGGCCGCGCCCGCACCATCGGCGCCGCCGCACAGATCGACCTCATCCCAGGCCCGACGCCGACCGGCCCGGCCAAAGGCAAACTGGACGAACTACGTGCCCGCCGGCAGGCCCGCGAGACGTGACATTCAGGGTAATAATATTCGGCCCGATGTCACATACGGCGGATTATGACCAGCTCAGAGCACGGTGACCGGCGCCGGCGGCGGCGGCAGGATCCGGGCCAGGTGCACGGCGCCGGCCAGGGCGTAGGCGCCGTCGATCGGGCTCGAGTCCTTGCGGACGAACACCCACGCATCGCCCCGGTACAGCTTCTGCGCCGCGTTCACGTGGGCGGTGAGCATCGCATCGGACGGGTGCCGCACCTCGCGGGCCTTGACCTGCTCGGCCAGGCCCATGCAGACCGCCGTGGTCTCGGCCTTGATGTCCTCGACCTTGACCCGCCGCGGCGGCCAGCCCCGGTGGCCGCGGTCGGCCAGGTCCGCGGCGATGGCGGCGGCCGGCCCGTTGGGGAACCAGCCCAGCATCCGCGGCCGCACCCGCTCGACGATGGCGGGCAGCTCCGCGCGGAGCGCCTTGGTGCAGCCGTACCCGTCCCACGCCTCGACCACCTCGACATGGACCAGGCCGTCCGGCAGGACCGCGGCCGCCACCAGGCAGGCGTGCGAGCCGTCCAGGGACACGTCGACGCACAGCGCCACCCGCCGGCGGTGCTCGGCCAGGTCGACCGGCGCGGCGGCCGCGGCCAACTCCCACTGGTCCGGGTCGATGGCCGGATCCAGCAGGTGCACCCGCTGACACATGACCTCGGTGCGGAAGCCGGCCAGCTCCTCACCGCCGGCCGCCTTGGCCCTGGCCGCGTCGGCCAGCAGAACGTACGGGTCGGTCCGGTTGCCCAGGTCCGGGTTGGCCATCGCCAGCGCATGCAGGTCGGTCGGGTCGGCGCCCTGCGGTGCCGAGTACTCGAACAGGCCCAGCCGCGGATCGCCCTGCCCCGTCTCGATAAACCTCAGCGCCGGCTCGCGCAGCGAGTCCAGCACCACAGCGCCGGTGTCGCCCTGGTTCGTGATGGCCACCAGCTGGGCGCCGCGTACAGCGTTCATCGCCTTGCTGACCGCGTTCCACGCCGAGAAGTCCAGGTGCTCGCGCAGCTCGTCCAGCATGGCCCGGTGGATCGTCTGCGAGCGGCCCGCACGCCTGTTCGACGCCGCGAAGTAGTAGTGGGAGCCGTGCACGTTGCGTAAGTACTCTTCGCTGACGGTCAACCGGATCGGCTCCGGGCCAAGCTCGCCGGCCAGCTCCGGGTTATCGAGCGCCAGCTGGCACACCTCGACCCAGCACTTTTTCGCATAGCTGCGGTCGGTGCTCGTGCCGAGGATCGTCGGCACCATCTGGACGAACATCCAGAACAAGATCAGTTTTCGCGCCCAGCTGGTCTTACCCTGCTGGCGGGCCACCAGCACCAGCACGGTACGGAAGCGCGGCCGGCCGTCGGCCAGCAACTCCCCAACGTGGATCGACAGCCATTCCTGCCAAGGGTCGTTCGGCTCGCCGATCACCTCGGCACAGAACCAGTTGAAATCGAACCCGTACGACGTCTCAGGTGTGAGCTCGCGCAGCGGCGGAGTCCACAGCCGCGGCGTGACCGAGCCCCGGATCGCAGCACCGGACGCGCTCACCACGCCGACACTGTCGAACATGGGAACGATTATCAGCTACCCTGCGGCTGTGTGGCCCTGGCAGCGCCTCCCGCGGGTTGACCCGCCGCCGCCCCAGGCCCTGACGTCGATCTCCGACCCCGCGGTGGCGTTCCTGTTCGGTGCGACCCCCACCCTCGCGGGCGTCACAGTCAACGAGAAAACCGCGCTCGGAGTCTCCGCGTTCTGGCGCGGGGTGATGCTGATCGCCGGCACCATCGCCGGCCTGCCGCTCAAGAGCTACACCGACAGCGCCGAGGGCGAGCGCGAGCGGGTCCGCACGTGGGTAGACCAACCCGGCGCCCGGCGGCTCACACCGTTCGAGTGGAAAGAAACCTCGATCCTGCACGTCCTGCTGCACGGCAACACCTACCTGGAACACCTGCACAACGGGGCCGGCGCCATGATCGGCACCTGGCCGATCCACCCGCGGTCGGTGTCCCCGGAGTGGGAGACCGACACCAAGGGCCGATCCACCGGCCGCAAGCTGTTCCGGGCGACCCTGGACGACGGCCAGGTTAAGACGTTCACCGAGGACACCATGACTCAGATCATGGGTCCGAGCGTGGACGGGCTGCGCGGCCTGTCGGTGCTGTCCGTGGCCCGCCAGTCCCTCGGGACCGCCATCGCCGGCGACCGGGCCGCGTCGAAGCTGTTCGGTCAGGGCGCCCTGTTCTCCGGGCTGGTCACCCCCCAGGAGGACGACGTCGACGAGGACGACGCCAAGAAGATCAAGGCCGAGCTGAACGAGAAGGTCGGCGGCTGGGAGCAGGCCGGCGGGCTGGTGTTCGTCAACCGCAAGCTGAATTTCGCCCCGTGGACGATGTCCGCCGTCGACGCGCAATTCCTACAGTCGCGCCAGTTCGAGGTCGAAGAGGTCGCCCGCTGGCTCGGTGTGCCGCCCCACCTGCTGATGCAGACCGAGAAGCAGACCAGCTGGGGGACCGGGGTCGAATCACAGAACCGCGGCCTGTCCAGGTTCAGCCTCGCCGGCTGGACGTCCAGGTTCGAGCAACGCCTGTCCTGGCAGCTGCCCGAGCCCCGGTTCTGCGAGTTCGACTACGCCGGGCTGGAACGCCCCACCCCCGAGCAGGAGATCCAGCTGTTGATCGCCCAGGTGGCCGCGGGGCTGCTCACCCCCAACGAGGCCCGCAAGATCCGCAACCTGCCGCCCATCGAGGGCGGGGACGTACTCCGCATAGCCCCGGCGCCGGCGAGCGCCGCGGGCACGCCGTCGAACCGCGAGCTGGAGGCGATGCTGGCATGAGGGCCGGTATGAAATCGCGCCCGGACACCGCCGCCCTGCTGGCATTGGCCGCCCGCGCCCGCGGCGCCCTGGCCCGGCACCGCCCGCAGGCCGCCGGCGGCTGGTACCGGATCAGCAACGCCGAGGGCGAGCGGGCCGAGCTGTACATCTACGGCATCATCGGCTCGGATTGGGACCCCGACGACGTGACCGCGGCCGCGTTCGTGCGCGCTCTGGCCGAGATCACCGCGCCGGCCATCGACCTGCACATCAACTCCCGCGGCGGCTCGGTGTGGGACGGGGTCGCCATCTACTCCGCGCTGCTCAACCACGCCGCCACCGTCGACGTCACCGTCGACGGGGTCGCCGCCTCGGCCGCCTCGTTCGTGGCCATGGCCGGCGACACCGTCGGGGTCGAGAAGCCGGCCACCATGATGATTCACGACGCCTGGGGCCTGGCCATCGGCAACGCCGCGGACCTGCGCGAGGTGGCCGACGTGCTGGACCAGCTCTCCGATCAGATCGCCGGCATCTACGCCGACCACGCCGGCGGCACCGCCGAGACCTGGCGCACCAGGATGCAGGCCGAAACCTGGTACACCGCCGCCCAGGCCGTCGAAGCCGGGCTGGCCGACCGGGTCCTGAACGACACCAAGCCGGCCGACCCGGAGGACCGGGCCGGCCAACTGATCCGCGCTCGGGCGCGGGTGACCCTCGGAAGGGGTTAGAGATGACAATCGAGGAGATCCACGCCGCGATGCAAGCAATCATCGACGGCGCGGAAGGCCGCAGCCTCAGCGATGATGAGGTGGCCAACTACGAGCAGCTGGAGGCCCAGCTCACCACCGCCCGCCGGGACGCCGAGATCCGCAACCGGCAGACCGCCTACAACACGCCCCTGCCCGGCGTCGGACCCTCGGCCGGCCCCAACGCCGACCCACACGAGGACTACAACCGGGCGTTCGAGAACTACCTACGCACCGGGCGGCCCAACGCCGACCTGGAGCCGGCCAACGCGCAGGAGGCCGGGGAGGGCTCCGAGGGCGGGTTCACCGTCTCCCCGCAGTTCCGTCAGAAGCTGGTGGAGGTGCGGGCCGCGTTCGGCGGGTTCGCCGCAGTGGCCGAATCGTTCCCCACCGACACCGGCGGGGCGCTGACGTACCCCAGCCTGGACGACACCGCAAACTCGGGCGACATCACCGCCGAAGAGGGCCAGATCGCCGCCGGCGATGACCTGGCGTTCGGCGAGGTCGAGCTGGGCGCGTTCAAGTACACCGCCACCGGCGGGGACGGCGCCGGCACCGGGCTGCGGGTGTCGTGGGAGCTGGCCCAGGACTCCGAGTTCGACATCGAAGCCCTGGTGGCCCGCGCCCTGGGCACCCGGGTGCAGCGCAAGCAGGCCGACGACTGGATCAACGGCACCGGCACCACGCTCCCGGTCGGCATCTTCCAGGACGCCACCACGGCCGACGTGGTGCTGGACTCCGAAGCCGCGCTGCTCTACCTCAACCTGCTGGAGACCGAGGCCGCCCTGGACCCCGAGTACGCGCAGAACGCCTCGTGGCTGATGTCCCACCTGACGTGGGTTACGACCATCAAGGCCATGGAGGACACCGCCGACCGTCCGCTGATCCTGCCCCAGGCACAGTCCGGCATCGGCGGGCGCCCCGTCCGCGAGCTGCTCGGCTACCCGGTCACCATCGACCAGGCCTGCAACGCCATCACCGCTGACGGGGCAGACGGCCCGTTCATGGGGCTCGGTGACTGGCGCGAGGCGTACGTCATCCGCCGGGTCTCCCCGTTCGTGCTCGTGGTCGACCCCTACACCCGCGCCGGCAACGGCCAGGTGCAGTACTTCGGCTGGGAGCGGGCCGACGGCACCATCCAGAACCGCAGCGCGTTCGCCGCGGTCGAGAACATCACCACGTAGGAGGGACCCCATGGCACTGCTCAAGCACGACCCGAAGGCCCGGGCGGCCTACGTCGAGCACAAGCGCGAGGTGCTGGCCAAGAACGCCCCGGCCCGCAAGCGGGCGGCCAAGGCCAAGGCCGCCTACAACGCCGGCGCCGGAGCCAAGCCCCCGGCCGCCGACACCGCCCCGGCCGACACCGCCGCGGCCAAGAGCACCAAGTAGGCAACTGATGGCGTGGAAGCCCGACTACGTTTCGGCCGACGATCTGGCCGCGTACAAGCGGATCACCGACGACGTCGACGATACGCAGCTCGGGCTTGCCGTCTCGACCGCATCGAGGGCGGTGGACAACCACACCCACCGCCAGTTCGGCAAGGTCGCCGCCTCCGAGGAACGCACCTACGCCGCGGAATGGTCCTGGACCCGCCGCCGGTGGGTGATCGTCATAGACGACCTGATGGACGACACCATCACCGTCACCAACGCCGACGGCGCCGAGATCACCGACTACACCCTGGAACCGCGCAACGCCGAGCAGAAGGGCAAGCCGTGGGAGCAGCTGGTAATCGCCCCCGCCTCGGCGGGCAACCCCACCGGCGACGAGCGACTGATCACCATCGACGGGCCGTGGGGCTGGACGGCCATCCCCGACGCGGTGAAACAGGCCACCCTGCTGCAGGGCTCCCGGCTGGACTTTCGCCGCGTCTCGCCCGCCGGTGTGGCCGGCTCCCCGGATCAGGGCTCGGAGCTGCGGCTACTGGCCCGCCTCGACCCCGACGTCGCGGTGTCGCTGAAACACCTGATCCGCTGGTGGGCCGCCGCGTGAACCTCAACAGTGTGATGGACGCGCTCGGCGCCCAGCTGGACACCATCGCCGGGCTGCGCGTGTTCGACTACCCCGCCGACCACGTGAGCCCACCGGCCGCGGTGCTCGGGCTGCCCGACGACATCACCTACGACGAGACCTACGGCCGCGGCTCGGACAAGATCACTATGCCTCTGCTGATCGTCGTGGGGCGGGCCTCTGACCGGGCCGCCCGAGACACCCTGGCCGCCTACGCCGACGGCTCGGGCGCCAGCTCGGTCAAGGCGGTGCTGGAGGCCGGCACCTACACCGCGTTCCACACGATCCGGGTGATGCGGGCCGAGTTCGACCAGGTGCGGATCGCCGGCGCCGACTACCTGGCCGCCCTGTTCGATCTCGACATCTTGGGGAGTGGCACATCATGACCTTCGTCCACGGTAAAGAAACCTTCGTCAGCGTCGACGGAAACGACCTGTCCGCCTACACCGCCACCTCGGAATTCAGCCCGAGCACCGACAGCCACGACATGACGACGTACGGCAACGACGGGCACGTCTACGAGGGCGGGCTGACCGACGGCACGTTCACCATGGCCGGCAAGTACGACTCCACCGCCTCGACCGGGCCGCGCGCGGTGCTGCTGCCGCTCAAGGGCACCGGGGCCAAGGTCGTGGTGATCCGCCAGCCCGAGGGCACCGGCTCCGCGCTGCCCCAGGACGAGTTCGACGGACTGCTCACCAAGTACGTGGAGACCAACCCGGTCGCCGATTACGTCATGTGGGCCGCAGAGTTCCAGATCTCAGGTGACGTCGACTCCGCGGCGCAGAGCGCGTGATCATGGACAGGGAAAAGCTGCTCGCACCGCGGGCCGACACCCCCAGCGGGCTCCCGGAGGACCAGGTCGAGGTACCCGGCGTCGGCACGGTGCGCGTGCGCGGGTTGTCCCGCGACGAGGTCGTGGGCATCCGCAAGGCCACCGACAACGACCCGGCCACCGTCGACGGCAAACGCGCCCTCGTGCTGGAACGCAAGATGATCGCCCTGGCCATGATCGACCCGGAGCTGTCAGAGGCCGACGCCGGGCAGTGGCAGCGCATCGCGCCGGCCGGCGAGCTGGAACCGGTCACCGACAAGATCCAAGAGCTGTCGGGCTTGGCCGAGGGCGCCACCAAAAGCGCTCTACCTGGAGCTGGAGAACGACCCGGACCTGGAGTTCGAGCACTACCTGGCGACGAAACTGTCGATGACGGTGGCCCAGCTGCGCCGGCAGATCAGTAACGCGGAGTTCGCCCGCTGGGGCGTGTATTACGCCCGCCAGGCCCAGCGTGCCGAGCTGGAGGCCCTGAAACGGAGGTGAGCACGATGGACGGCGAGGCAACCGCAGCCGCGCTGCTCACCTCCGAGCTCAAATCCCTAGATGAGCGACTCCGCGCAGTGGAGACCGCCACCGAGGTGATCAAAGCCACCATGATCACCTGGAAGCGGCTGCTAGGAACCCTCGTGGCGGTGGCCACCTTCGGCTCGCTCGTGTTCGGCACCGCCGTGATCATCGGCGACCGGCTGTGGGGCGTGTGATGGCAACCGAGCCGATCAAGATCGAGGGCCTCAACCAGTTCGTGGGGAACCTCAAAACCATCGACGCCGGCCTACCCAAGGCGGTGCGGCGGGCGTTCAACGAGGCCGCCGACGTCGTCGTGGACGACGCCAGCCCCCGCGTGCCCAGGCGCTCCGGGCGTGCCCGCGGCTCGGTCCGCTCCCGCTCCACGCAACGGTTCGCCCGGATCTCTGGCGGTGGCGGCAAGGCCCCTCACTACCCCTGGTTGGACTTCGGCGGCCGCGTCGGGCGCCGCGGCTCGGCCCGCCGCCCGTTCCTGACCGAGGGCCGCTACATCTACCGCTCGTATTTCGAGGCCCGCGCCTCGGGCGAGTTCGAGCGGGTCATGGTGCGCGCCCTGCTAGACGTGGTGTCATCGGCAGGAATCGAGGTCGACTAGATGGCCAGCAAGAACCAGGTAACGCTGACCTTCGCCGGCGACTCGGACAAGCTGGAAAAGGCGTTCGACTCGGTCGGGCAGTCAGCGGACAAGATGGCCGGCGAGGTCGGGACCGCCTCTAAGAAGGTCGGCACCGAGGCCGCCGACTCGTTCGACCGGGTCGGGCTGGCCGCGGACAACGTCGACACCAAAGCCATGGGCTTCCGCGACACGATGACCGGCGTCCAGGACTCGATGCTGGGCGCCTCGCAGATCGCCAAGGGCGACCTGTTCCAAGGGTTCTTCACCCTCGGGATGGGTGTGGGGGACCTGGCTAGCGGGTTCTACAATTTCCTGATCCCGTCGATCAAGGCCGCCAGCTCGGGGATGATCTCCAACGCGCTGGCCACCGGCCGGGCCACCGCATCGTCGGTCGTGCACCGCGGCGCCACCCTCGCCCAGGCCGGCGCCACCCGCGTCATGACGGTGGCCCAGCGGGCTCTGAATCTGGCCATGCGGGCCAACCCGATTGGCATCATCATCACCGTGCTCGCCGCGCTCGGCGCCGCCCTCGTGGTGGCGTACAAGAAATCCGAGACCTTCCGCCGCATAGTCGACGGCGCATTCAAGATCGTTAAGAACACCGCGATGGCCGTCGGTAGCGCCATCAAGAACGCATTCTCCGCAGCGTTCAATTTCGTGCGGGGCGCCTGGAACAGCACGGTGGGAGGGTTCGGGTTCTCCATCCCCTCGTGGGTGCCCGGCGTCGGCGGCAAAGAGTTCCGCATCCCCCGCATGCACACCGGCGGCATCGTGCCCGGCGCCCCCGGTCAGGAGGTGCTACGCATCCTGCAAGCCGGGGAGCGGGTCACCCCGGCCAACCAGGCCGGCGCCGCCGGCGGTGCCCTGGTGCTGCGCTCGGACGGCTCCCGCCTGATGCGCCTGCTGATGGAGATCATCCGCGAGGCCATCCGCGTCGAAGGCGGCAACGTCCAGGTGGTGCTCGGGCAGTGAAAACCGACACCGCCGTCGAGCTGTTCTACGACGACACCTGGAACGACGAAACCGACCATGTGTTCACCCGCGCCGACATCAACATCGAGCGCGGGCGGGCCAACGAGTCCGGCAACGTACAGGCCACCTCGCTCGATCTGACCCTGGACAACCGCGGCGGCCGGTTCTCGCCCCGCAACCCCGCGAGCCCCCTGTACGGCAAGATCGGGCGGAACACCCCGATCAGGGTGCTGATCGGCTCCGACGTCCGGGCCACCTGCGAGGTGGCCAAGTGGCCCCAGGCGTGGGACCCGAAGGGCGTCAACGTGTACACCCCGATCCAGGCCGCCGGCATCATGCGCCGCCTCGGCCAGGGCGCCACCCCGCTGCAGTCCGCACCCCGCCGGCACATTCCCACGACCGGCCCGGTGGCCTACTGGCCATTGGACGACGGCAAGGAAGCCCGCACCGCGGCCCCGGCGGTCGGCCCGTCCCTGATGCAGCCGAATTTCACCTCTGTGGTCGAGTTCGCCCGCTCCACGGACATCGGCTGGTTGGAGGCGTTGCCCACCTTCGACGGCACCCTCCGGGGACAGGTGTCCATGCCCGATGCTGCTACCGAGTGGGGTATCGCCGCCGTCGTGCTGCCCGCCGACGGCTCCGCCGGCCCGGAGATACACGCCCAATACGACGAGCCGGCCGCCGGCGACGACTACATGATCATGGGCGTGTTCCAGCTCAGCGCCGGCGTTGAGACGCTCCGCAGCTACTGGACGTTCTTCCCCGACTCCGGTTCCTCGACCGGCGCCGACTTCGACTGGTCCGCCCCCGGCCTGCTGGACGGCGAGCCCCACTACATCGAGCTGCGGGTGTCCCAGAACGGGGCCAACATCGAGCACGAGGCCTACATGGACGGCGCCGCGTTGAGCCTGTCGGCCGGCACCGGCGTCATCACCAGCCGCACCCTCCGCGCTGTCGACGGCGCCTACGTCGGCGGCCTGGGCGACACCGTCGCCGGGCATTTCGCCGTGTGGGACGACCTGACCGCCATGGACGAGGTCCACCAGGCCGGGCTCGGCTACCGCGGCGAAACCGCCGGCAACAGGATCGACCGGCTCTGCACCGAAGAGGGCGTGGCGTTCACCTCGACCGGCGACCTGGACGACACCGCCGCAATGGGACCCCAGCCCATCGACACATTCCTGGAGCTCGCGCGCCAGTGCGCCGAGGCGGACCTGGGCATCCTGTACGAGCCGCGGGACTCGATTGGGCTGTCGTACCGGACGCGGGCCGACCTGTATAACCAGGCCCCGGTGCTCGAGCTGGACTACGACGCCGGCGTATTCGGCTCACTGCCCGAGCCGGTGGACGATGACCAGGCCACCCGCAACGACGTCACCGCCAAGCGGCTGGACGGGCAGCAGGCCCGAGCCCAGCTGGCGACCGGCGCGCTGTCGGTGCAGGCACCGCCGGACGGCGTCGGCCGGTACGACACGTCGGTAGAAATCAACGTGGTGGGCGACGGGTTCCTGCCTGATCAAGCCTCGTGGCGGCTCGCGCTGGGCACCGTCAACGAGGCCCGCTACCCCAGCCTGCACCTGAACCTGGGAGCCCCCACGTTCACCGCCGACGCCCTGCTGACCGCCGACGCGGCCGCGGTGGACATCGGCGACCGGCTCACCGTTGCCAACCCGCCGGCGTGGCTACCCCCGGAGCTGATCAGCGTGCTGGCCCAAGGGTTCACAGAGACCATCGGAAACAACACCTGGGACATCACCATCAACACCTCGCCCGAGCTGCCGTGGCAGGTCGCCGAGTACGAGGCCTCCGAGGGCGGGGACTACCGCTACGACACCGCCGGGGCGTCCCTGGCCGCGGAGTTCGACGCCGGCACCGACACCAGCATGAGCGTCGACGTTGACATCGGCCCGCTGTGGACCGTCGACGACGACGAGTTCCCCTTCGACATCGAGGCCGGCGGGGTCAGGCTGACCGTGACCGACATCAGCGGGGCGTCGTCGCCGCAGACCTTCACCATCACCCAGGCCCCGGTCAACGGCGTCGAGAAAACCATCCCCGCCGGGACCGCCGTCTCGTTGTGGACCAAAGCCCGCTACGCCCTCGGAGGATGAGCCCATGCCGCCAGCAGCAGGTGAGACGATCATCGCCGGACGGGTGCCCGGCGAGCGGATCGCCACCGACATCGACACCGCCGACTCGTCCAACTTCACCACCACCGAAGTCGAGCTCCAGTCAGTCACCGCCGCGGTTGTGATCGGGCGAACCTACCGAGTCGTGTTCCACGGATCGTTCGCCTCATCGGTCGCCGCCGACGCCCTGTTCGTCCGTATCCGCGAGGACAGCCTGACGGGCAACCAGCTGCAATCGACCGCGTTCACCATCGACACCACGACCGGCGTGGGTTGGAAGCTCACTTTGGAAGCGGAGTACACCGCCGACGCCACCGAGGACAAGACGTTCAAACTCACCGCCATCCGCGCCGGCGGCTCGGGCAACTGTCGGCTAGAAGCGGCACCGGACCATCCGGCCTACCTCTACGTCGACTACATCAGGGGCTGATCATGGTCACCTACCTGGCGCGCTCGGCCTGGACCGACGAGCCCCGCGGCGGCGCCACCCTCACCGGGGACCAGCTGGAGGGCTGCTCGGTGCACTACCCCGCTGACGGAAACGTGATCTACGCGGACCTGCGAGGCGACACCCAGGCCCACATGGCCAACGTGCTCGAGGCCTACCGGCGCTTCCACGTCGATGTTCGCGGCTGGGCCGACATCGGCTACCAGGCCGCCGGCGACCAGTGGGGACGGGTGTGGGACCTGCGAGGCATCACCCGCGTGCCCGCCGCGTCGGCCTCGGATGCCAACCCCGACGCGAACCACGAGTGGGGAGCGTTCCTGTTCATCATCGGCAACAACGAGCAGCCCACCGCCGAGCTGATCGAGGCGTACCGGCACTGGCGCCACACCCGATGGCTGCCACGCTGGGCGCACGCCACCGCCATCCGCGGCCACCGCCAGGTACCCGGCGCCCAAACCTCATGCCCAGGCGACCGCACGATCAGCCTGATCAACTCCGGTGCGCTCGCGGCCGATCCCCACCAGCCCGAACCCGCGCCCGCACCGACCACCAGGAAGGCACCGCCGATGTTCATGGTCAAGCAGCAGGGCACCGACCGGATCTGGCTGATCGACGGCCAGGTACGCCGGCACGTGCGAACCGTCACCGCCATGCGAGCACTCGCGGCCGCCGGCGTGCCCCTGGACACCGAGCACCCCATCTCCAGCCGGCTGCTACGCTCGCTCACCCCGGCGGCGCAAGGCCCGGACATCACCGACCTGGCGCCCGACGCCGACGAGGACCTGGGCGGCTAGGCCGCCGCGTCGACCGCAGCCCGCAGCGCCCCGTCCGGGGTCTGTGTGTAGCGGCGGGTCGTGACCGGGCTCGAGTGGCCCATCAACACCTGCACCGCGAGAAGGTCCCTGGTTCCGGCGTAGGCGCGGGTTCCGAACCTGTGGCGCAGCGTATGGATCGACCAGCCCGGGCCGAGCAGCTCCCCGGCGAGTTTGCCTACCCGGCCCGGTGTCATGTGACCGGCGCCCTGTCCGGGGAAGATCCAGCCCCGGTCGCCGCCGACCATGTACCGATACCCCGAGCCGTGGCCGCCGAGGCCTCGGTGCTCGTGCTCGCCGGCCAGCTCGACGGCCAAGGCCTCCACGAGCGGCACCAGGCGAACCCGCCCGCCCTTGCCGGTCACGCGCAGCTCGGCGCCGTCCAGCTCGGCCCACCGCAGCCCCGCTATCTCCGAGCGGCGCAGCCCGGCGAACGCGGCCAGCATCAAGATCAGCCTGTCCCGGTCGGACGCCCGTTCCAGCGCCGCGGCGAACACCCGGTCGGGCGCCGGGCGCGGCGGCCCGACATGCTGGCGCACCCTGGGCAGCCCCGCGGCCGGATCACGGCGCACCCTGTTCGATCGAACACCCCAGGCATAAAACGAGCGCAGCGCCGACCGATACCCGCGGAGCGTCTCTGTCGCCCAGCCCTGCCCGCCCAGCCACGTCGACAACTCCGAGCTGGACAGCCGCCACGGCGAACGGTCCAGGTGATCCCGCGCCAGCCGCGAGACCTGATACCGGCGCAACGCCAGCGTGTGAGGCCTGATCCCGGCCGCCCGCATGTGATCAGTCCAGCCCTCGATGCCCTCGACCCACTGCCGCGTCGAACCGCGGAAACGCACGCCCGAGCCCCCCTCGATCTCATCGCCGGGCGGCGCAAAACGATCAGCTTGGCCGCGCGGCGGGGCAGCGTCAACCGTCATCTGTCGAGACCGTTTCCTACGCCTGTTCTAGCGCCTCCAGCACGGCCCGCACGTCCGCGATCATCCCGTCGGCGCCGGCCGGGTTGGTGTCGTCGCGCACCGCGACCTTGATCCAGGCCAGCGCGACGATCCGCCGCGCGTCCGGGTCGCTGCGATATTTGGCAAGCAGGGCGGTGATGGTTTCGGCGTAGGTGATCACAGTGCGGCCCTCTCTCGGGTGGCGGCCAGCTCGGCCGCGGGGACGTTGATGCGGTGCAGGAAGCCGGCCAGCTCGGCCGTGGTGACCGGCCCGTCAACCGAACCGGCAGGTTGTTGGTTCGAGTCCAACCGGGGGAGCCCTTCACCGCTGACCAGCCACTCGTACGGCACGCCGCAGCGCAGCGCCCACAGTTTCAGGTAGCCCTTGGTCGGCCGGCCGCGGTCGTGAGTCCACCGGCTCACCGTCGTGCGGTGAATCCCCAGCTCGTCCGCCATCTGCTCGGCCGTCAGGCCGGCCCAGGCTAGCGCCCGCAGCAGGCGCCATCCCAGCGTCCACGGCGGCACCTCGGGGCGTTGCGTCGCCAGTTCCGTCATGCGCAGCACCGTAAGCCAACTGTCGTAGTTACGTCAAGAGACCAGGGCACGACACGCCCCGTCCCACATGCACGCTTGACGTAGCTACGACATTCGTGCATCGTGCTCACCGTGACGGAACAACGACAGCTCTTGACGGCCGTCCAGGTGGCCGAGATCCTCGGCAAGCCCGTGCGGGCCGTGCAACGCATGGCCAAGGCCGGCCTTATCCCGGCGACCAAGCTCGACGGGCAGACCGGCGCCTACGTGTTCGACCCCGACGACGTCGAGCCATTGCGACCCGCCGGCGGTGAGTCGTGAGCGGCGACATCAACGGCCGCCCACATCGTAGGGCCGGCGAGTTCACAAGCGGCCCGAAGCTGCCCCAATCCCCCCGGGGCGGCTCGGGCTCCGACGCCGGCGGCCGGAAAGGCTGCCCCCCAGCCTTGATCCTGGCCGCCGGCGTCATCTACGGACTCAGCGAGCTGCTGACAGCCTCCGGGGTGTCGGCATGACCGGCCGGCAGCGAACCGGGGCGCTGCTGGCCGGCCTGGTCCTACTCGCGCTGCTGGCCATGCTGGTCCTGGGCCTCTACGCCCGGCACACCGCCGAGCCGATCCCGGTTCGCCACGGCATCGTCGGGCTGGTGGTCCCCGGCGGTGAGATCCGGTGAGCATCGACGGGTGGATCACCCTCGGCTACGGCGTGGCCGCCCTGTACGGGGTGATCGCCGCCGGCGGTATCACCGTGCACCAGCTCCGCAAGCCCCGCCACCGCCGGCACAGCCGGCGCCACTAGACGGTCGCCCGCTTGCCCGGTTCGAGGACAGCTCCCGGGTTCGCGGGCGGCTCCCACACAGAAAGGGGGCTCGGCGCCCGCCCTGCCCAGGTGGGGCGCCGAGCCCACCAGCGAGATCGGAGCATAGCCCATGAGACGCAGACTCGCACCGGACCGCCGGGCACGCCGGCGTCACCAGCTGGCCATCGCGGTCGCCCAGGTCGAGTTCGACCTGTGGCGCGCCCAGGACTACTACGCGCACGCCGCCTACCTCCGCACCCTCGCCCGCGGCGGCTGGACACCTCAACCCAGATCCGAAAACGTGCAATTGGAGGTCCCATGAGCCTTCGGATCGAGCAACGGTGCGAGGCGTGCAAGGCGCAGATCCTGGTGGCCCGATCGGCGTACACCGGCCAATGGTTCCGCCTCAACGCCGACGACGTGCCCCCACGCACCCGCGGCGCCCTCGTCCTGATCGGCGAAACCGCGTTCACCGAGCCCGCCGGCGTCGCCCAGCTGGCCCGCTCGTTCCCACTGGACGACGCCACCGCCCACCGCGAGCTGCTCGACGGCTACGGCTGGCACCTGCCGCACAAAGTCACCTGTAAGGGGCGCATGTGAACGAACCCACGTCGATCTGCATGCGCGGCTGGGCCAAGGTGCCCGCCGAGCTGCTCACCGCCGGCCTGTCAGACCGGGCCAAGCTGCTGTGGGTGGTCCTGGAGCGCCACCAGGGCGCCCGGCCCGACTCGTGGCCGTCCCGCTCGCACCTCGCCGAGCACCTCGGATGCTCCCTGCCCTCGCTCAAGCGGGTCATCGCCGAGCTGGAGGCCTCCGGGTGGATCCGGGTGCAGCGCAGCGCCGGCGGCCGCACCCGGACCAACCGCTACGTGGTTATCCACAACGGGGTCACCCATGCACCTGTTTCGACCCGAAACGGGTTCACCGGTGACCCCGTTGGACCCGAAACGGGGTCACCGGTGAACCCGCTAACGGGGTCACCGGTGACCCCCCGAAAGAGCAGTAGGGAATTACACAGTGGTAACTCAAGTGCCCAAGGTGCGACCGCGCGCGTGTGCGAGCTCGGCCGGCTCATCGCCGATGACGGCTCGTGCTGTCCCGAGCACGACTACGGGCAGATCCCCATGTGGCCGGTGGCGGTGAGCCAGACGTGACCACTAGGCAGCCAGAAACAGGGCCAGGAGAGCCCAGGAGCCCCCGGGACGCCCTGCGGGCCGCCGGAAAGGCCCAAGCCGCTCTACGGGCCGCACAGCGCCGCCAGAGGCGCCGCGCACGAGGCCCGTTCGACGGCAAGTACCTCGGAATCCGCATCAACCCGCCACGGAAGGACCAAACGCCATGATCAGCCAACCCCACCGCGCCTACATCTACCGAGTTGCCACCGCCCTCGTGCCACTCAGCGTGTTCTACGGGCTGCTTGCCAGCAACGAGGCCGCCCTATGGCTCGGCTTCCTAGGCGCCCTACTCGCCACCGGCACCAACGCCCTCGCAGCTGCGAACACCCCCACACAGGGACCCACCTGGACCGACCTACGTGGCGAGATCGCCGAGACCGACCCGTGCCCGCGCTGCGGAGGCGACCACGACCGGATCGACGCCCGCGAGCCATGCCCCACCTACGACGCCGGCCCGCCGACGAGCTGGGAGTGACCCACTGATGGACCTGCTTTCGTACAGCGCCGGCCTGGTCACCTCCGGGGTCGTGCTGATGATCGTCGGTGGCATAGCACACCTCACCGACAGGCACCGCACCGAGCGCGAGCCGGCCGAGACGGCCGGCCGGTTCGAGCTGCTAGAGGTGCACGATGGATTGTGACGTCTGCCGCCTGCCCGACTGGTATCAGGGCGAGGGCGACGGTATCGGCTCGTGCGACTGCCCACGCTGCACGTGTGGCGTGGCCGCCGGCTCGGTGCTGTGCACGTGCCCACCCGAGGACCAAGACGGGCTGTGGGCGTGGTGAGCGGGGCATGGTCCAGGGGCAGCTCCCGCCGGTGGCGTGGCATCCGCGCTCGGGTGCTGGCCCGTGACGGGTGGGTGTGCCAGCTGTGCCGGCGGCCGATAGACCCGGCGCTCAAGACACCGCACCCGATGAGCGCCGAGGTCCATCACACCCTCGGCAAGGACGCGACCGGCGATTCGATGCGGTACCTCGTGGCCGCTCACCGCGACTGCAACCTCAAGGCCCGGACGCCGCCGCAACCTCGGCCACACTCGAAGTGGTGAAAAGTTCGGCGACCCCCGGGCCTGGACACCCGCCGTTCTG